GCGGCCCGGCAGAATCAGATCGCGGATAGTGAACTGACGCAGCGCCGGAATGATGATCCCCGGCAAACGATCGGGTGCAATGCCGGCACCCGCGCCGCCAGTACCCGTCGTCAGGCTGGTGATGTTGGTAACAGCCTTGATGCGCATCATCGCCGAGCCCTTGCCGCTCTCGACCAACGACTTGAATCGCTCGTTCTCGGCAAACTGCTGGCCGATGGTCTTGGCGGCATTGGTCTGCGTCTGCTTCGCCGTCTTCAGCGTGACGAATTCCTGCTCCATTCCTTCGAGCCTGGTCTGCAGTGCCAGGCCATCGGCAACAGCCTTTTCCAGCGCCGTCTTGGTCTCGGCCTTGTAGGTGCCGGTATCCTTCATCTGAACTTGCAGCTCGTCGATCAGGCCCTGGATGCGCGTGTCGCGTTCCTTGAGCGCGTTCGAGATAGCCGTCTTTACGGCCTCGGGATCCAGACCGTCTTTACGGCCGACGCGGTTGCCGGTGTGCTTGACATAACGGGCCGGCGCGAAGCCGGGGAGATGAGTCACGGCCGCCAGAAGCGACAGTGCAAGATGGCGCATTTTCATGGTAGTGCTCCAGTCAGGTAGTTTTGATCAAGTCCAGAACTTCGGACATTTGCAGCTCGCGTTTCTGGCCTTCAGACTCACTCTGACGGATCAAATACGACAAGCCTTTGCCCGCGATGGCCGTAGCTTGCGTGTTCGAGAACCCTAGCTCACCCAGGGCGGCCTCGAACTCTTTGAGTGTGGGTAGCTTGCCATGCTCGACGAGAGATTTCACCCCATCGATCCGAGCAGACGGTCCAGCCGGGAAAGTGACCACGCTGACTTCCCACAGGTCGATCACGTCCAGCGTGGTCGTCTGCGTCTTTTTGTCGTCGGTCCAGGCCGTCGCGTTGTAGCCGATCGACAGGCCATCGACCGCGCCCATCTTGAGCAGCGCATACGCGGCTGCACCCTGCGGCACATCGAGCGCCAGCTGGCCCGTGACCTTCAGGCCGATGTTGTCTTCTATCATCGACGTCCAGACGCCGATCGGGTTTTTGGAGTCGTGCTGCCAAAGCATCGCAGGCATCTTGCCTCGGCCTTTCCAGTCCTTCAGCGACTTGGCAAAAGCCCCCTTACGCACGATCTCGCGGTAGCTGTCGACCTCGCCGAACATCGAGCCGTAGCCGGTGAACGTGCCGTTGTCGCCAAGCGCGCCCGCCTTCAGGTCGAGCGGGACGTTGAGGAACTTGAGTTTCATTTCGGTGCTCCCGTCGTGCCTGTAGGATCGGCTGTCACTGGTTTGTCGGCGCTACCCTGCTGGCCGCCCAAGGTTCCCACTTTCTCCAGCGGAATCAGGTTGGACTGGATCGTCAGCTTGTCGGCCATCGGATCCGCGCTACGCGGCTCTCCCTCGCGCTCGCGGATCTCGTTGCGGGTGAGGTAGCCGTTCTGCGCGCCGGACGCATTGTAAGCAACGCGGGACGCCGTGTCGCCGCGCTCCAGCGCGTCCAGGTTGAACGCCAGCTGGTAGCTCGGCCCGAGCGCCAAGGAGCGCGTCACGGACTGCTCGATGCGCGTCAGGTACGCACGCAGGCAGGTCTTCGTGAACCATAGGATCGTATTCTCCAGCGACGATGCCCAGCTGGAGGACTTGGATGTCTGCCCGATCAGCTGCGGCGGCACGGCCAGCCACCGGCATACTTCCTCGACGTTCCACGCGCGCGTTTCTAGCATCTGCGCGTCACTCGGGTTCATGGTGATCGGCGAGTAGCTCATGCCGTTTTCGAGCACCATGATCTTACCCATGTTCGAGCTGCCGGTGAACTTCTGCAGGCTCTGCCGGATCTCTTCGCGCTGCTGCGGTTTGAGCGCTTGCGCATACTCGATAAAGCCACCGGCCGACAGACCGTTGAGGAAGATCGAACCACTGGCTTGATCCGTGGCCAACGAGCGACCGAGCGTCTGCCGCGCCATAGCCACCGGGCTTAGTCCCACCAGGCCATCAACGCCGAACGCCTTGATGTGCAGCATCTCGGCCTGAGTGTAGATCTGCATCTGAGTCCCGCGCGCATAGGCGTAAAGGATCTGGCCGTTGATGTCGCGGTAGACCGTCATGTACTCCGGCCGCAGCGGAGTGAGGGATACCACTCGGCCGGCGATACGGCCTTTCTCCGCGTACGAATTGCCCCAGGTGCATAGGCCGGCGACCATCATTTCCCAAAATTCCACCGCCGTCATGTCGGGGTTCGGCGCGGAGTTGAGCATGCGGAATGTCGAGCTGTTCGTCAGCAACGTCGCGTTGCCTTCCGCGTCGATCTGCTTCAGCTCCAGCGGCAGCGTGGCCACCGTTTCCGAGATGAGCTTGCAGCACGCAAAAAAGGCGCTGAGTTGCAGCGCCGATCCGGGGGTGATGGTCGGTCCAGCGTCACTGGACACTTGCCGGAATGGTGCGGATCCTTCGCGAGATCCGGTGGGATACCAGCCCGCGCCCAAGTAGCCGACGACGCCGAGAATACCGTTGAAAAAACTCGCCAGCGGCTTTTTGTTGCCGGCGACGCCGCCCAGGAGATTACCGTCAGCCATCGTCTTTTCCTCGGCTCAGAAAGGCTTCCAGCACGACGCGCACCAGGAACAATACTCCGAGGATGATAAGTCCCAGGGCCAACCCCCATTTGAGGTAGACGCCCGACGTCACGCAACAAATTGCGATGAATGTAAGCGCACCCTCGAATTGAGCCTTGTTCACGCGATCACCGGGTCGTTGATGAAGCCGTCGAAATCGTCGCCTGCGCCGCCTTCAACCATAAAGCGACCCATCGCCATGATCAGTGCCACTGCCGCGTCGATCTTGTTTTCAAACTTTTCTTTGTTGGGGAAATCGTTGTCTTTGCGGTCGCGTTTGTTGACTACGTTGGACAGCGCCCACTCCATAATTTTGTCCCCGTCATGGTGAATTTTGTGGCCTTCGATCAGCGCGTCGCACTCTTTCATCGGCTCACTGAAATTAAGCACCGTCGCGCCGTACTCGACCACATCAATCCCTTCGTCCATGAGCGCGGATGTGAGCATGGTAGCATTGTGCGGATCGTACGCAATGGGCGCCAAGTCGAACAGGCTGGCGATCTCCACGATATCCTCGAAGATAAACTTGTAGTCGGTCTGGTTGCCCTCGGTGACCGTCAGCAAGCCTTCGCGCTCCCACGCCTGATACTTGTCGTTCTCGGGGATGTCTACCGTATCGCGCGGCAAATAGTGCTTGGCGAAGACGAAAAACTCGCCGTTAGCCAGCGGGAATAGTAGCACCAGCGCGCAGAGATCTTTCTTGCTCGCCAAGTCGAGTCCAACGTAGCAACGACGTCCTTTGAAGTCGGCCAGCGAGATCTCGGGCATCGCCGACTCGCGCCATCGCTCGACGTTGAAGTAAGCCTCGCGCGCTTGAATCCAGATATTCAGGTGCTTGATCTTAAAGTGACCCTGCTTGCGCGCGTTGGTCACCGCGAGTTTCTGATTCTGCAGCAGCGGAATCGGCTCAATCGATACGCCGTAGTTGGGATTAGCCATCTCTAAGCTTTCGGGTTTGGCCCAGTCATCCACGTTGTCGATGGTGTAGATCAGCGCGAACAACGTCTCGTCTTCGTTGGTCCGCAGCAGCATTTTCTCGCATTCGAGCCAATCCTCGCGGCACGGCCCGGCGATATTGTCACCCGCGGTACTGACCACGATGCTGAGCGGCTGCTCGCGCGCGCCCATGCCGGTCTCCATCGTCGCCAGCTGGTCGTCGTTCTCGTGCTCGTGGTACTCATCCGTGATCGAGCACTGGGGGTTCGAGCCATCGCCCGGCTTGCCGATGACCGGCTCGAACTTGGCCAGCGAGCCGACGACTGTAAGCGACTTGGCGTTGACCTGGATCCCGAACTTTTGCAGGAAATCCGGCCGCAGCGTGGCCATCTGCTTCGCTGGCCCGAAAACTTCCCAAGCCTGCTTTTCGTTCGTCGCGCCGGAAAATACCTCCGAGCCGGGCTCGTCGTCGGCCGCGAGCATGTACAGACCGATCGGCGCCGTCATCAGCGACTTGCCATTCTTTCGCGGGACGTACAAACGGGCTTTGCGGAATCGACGTTTAGACGTATGGACGTTTAGCCATCCAAACAGCGAGCAGTACCAGAAACACTGCCAAGGCTGCGGGTCGAAAAACCGTTCTTCCTTTTTCTTCGCCGCAGCCCAACGCCCTTTGACGTGGGGGAACCGGGTCATGAACTTCGTGACCTTGTTCGCCTTGTCGTAATCGAAGTAATAATCCCAGCCCGGCGTGCCGATCCGCGCCAGGTCGCGACGATGACGCTCACACGCCATCCGGATCCACTTGCAGACGAGTTTTCGACCCGCCAGCACATCGTCGACGTACTGCTCAGCCTTATCGACGTAGCTCAGCTCGGCGTCCATCAATCGAAATCGCCGCCCTTCTGGACGACGGGAGCGGCCACGTGGTGACTATCCACCGGGCTCAGTCCGATCTTCGCCATCCAGCTGCGGAAGCTGGTCGACAGCTTCGGATCGATCTCCGGCTGGCGGTTGCGCAGGATCGCGTTGGTGACCATGTTGCGGATCAGCATCCAGTGCCGCGCGCACTCGAAGATGGCGCCCTCGTCGCGGCGCTTGAGCGTGCCGTCCGGGGCCATTTCCAGGATCTCCGACCACGCTTCCTCGAAGGTAATGAGGCGCATCTCAGGCGGACGATCGCACGCCGGCTCATGATCTTCGGCCGTGTCGGGCCGGCGCCGCTGCGGGTCATGCTTCCAGCCGCCGTTGAGGACGTTTGTGGTGTTCGGGAGACGAGGTGCGCTCATGGTCGGGATAGCCTTGGATTGCCGAAGCCACCGTCCTCAGTAGCCGTCTTGCGGTTGTGGTCTGGATCGCACAGCGCCTGCCAGTTAGCGCTGTCCCAAAACAGTTCCTTGTTGCCCCTATGCGGCTCGATGTGGTCGACGACGGTGGACGCGGTGATCACGCCTCGGGCTAAGCAATGCACGCACAGCGGATGGGCGCGCAGGTAGTCTAGTCGAGCTTTTTCCCACTTCGCGCCGTAGCCGCGCGCGTTCGCATTCGGCCGCCAGCTCTCGTGCGTGGTCCGCCGCGGCGAGCGCTTAGCCAGCTGGTGCTTGGGCGGCCGGAACGGCATCCTCGACCTCGCACGCGGTTGCCGGCATGTACCACTGCACGATGCGGCAGACGCGCGCAGCACACTGGTCCCAGGCCGTACGCCACGCCTCGCCGTTGTCGGCCATGTCCATCACGGTCTTAGTCGGGACCGTCGTCGGTCGCTGACACAGCTGCAGCAGCGCTGCCTGCGGTTGTACCTGCAGGACTTGGGTTGAGACCAGGGGGAGTTGTGCCGGCGCAGGGGGTGTGGTCGAGCACGCACCCAAGGCTAGCAGGGACAGTGTCATCCAGCAGCTTTTTAGCCTGAACATTATTTTTCTCCAGCAGGGACAACTTCTGCTTCACCGCAGCGGTTGTGGAGTTGGTAATGGCGAAGTCATTTTGGAGCCCGGCGATCGCGGTCGAGTCCTTTTCCCGCAGCTGTTTCAGCGTTGCGATCGCCGCGTCCTGTTCGGCGTTGGCCTTTGCCGCGATGATTTCGCTTTGCTGCGCCGTGGCCAGGTCATCGGTGACTTTCTGGATCACGGTGTCCTGCTTCGCCGAGTGCACGCGCAGGTTGAGCACGATGCCGCACGTGACGATGAATGCGATCAACAGTCCGTATTCGATCAGCAGCCGGACGTGGCCGACGATCCAGGCGATGGCGGTAGAAAAGATGCTCATGGCTCTTTGTCCTTCTGTGGGGTTAGGCCCAGTTTGCTCCATACGATCCGCTGCAGAAACTGAATGGACGCATTCGCGCCGAGCCATCCAGAAACTCCAACGCTTACTGCCGTCCATTGCTGGCTGAGGCCCATCGACTGACAGATCCACATCGTGAGCAGGCCGACCAGGGAAGCAGACAACGCTTCGACCAGTGCGCGCCCGTACGAGATGGCCGCGCCGGCATCCAGGGTGCGGAGCAAGTACCCGAGAAAGCCGGCGACAAAAGCGAATACCGCGTAGGCAACGCCACGAATGGCCTGCCACCAGTTCAATGCCTGATCCGGGCTCGGTGGCAGCATGGTTTAAATTCCCCAGTCGATGTTGACGGTATTCTCCGGCAGCAGTCCTTTCGGCAGTTTGGCGGCCACCCGTGCAGCAGCTTCGGCCTTGGTGATCACGCCGTCAGTGTTCGCGTCGAGCCCCGCGTTTTCCCGATAGGCTACGCCACCCGAGAATAGCACCGTCGAGTCCGGCTTGCCGATGGCACTCGGCAACAGGATGGCCACGTACATGTCGTTCAACGAAGCGATGCGGTGCGCGTACGGCGCGAAGTAGCGCTGGACGTAATGCATCTGCTCAGCGAACGTCATGCGCGCCAGCGCGTCGCACGTCACGCCGAGCCCGGCCGCGGTGAGCGGCATGAACTGGATCGCGCCCGTCGCGCCGCTCATTTTGTTCCGCACGCTGGGCGAGAACGACTCGCCCGTCTCGAAAGCCATGCAGGCCATGAGCCAGTCCGCGAAGACCGGTTGCCAGTAGAACGCTTTGATCAACGCTCGAAGCGCCAGGAGCGTCGCGGCGTCGACGCGCGCTCCCCAGGCAAGCGGCCGGATCATAGCGCCGCTCGGATTCGGGCAATGATCGCCTTGGCGCCGGCCGCACGCGCACCGAGCATGCGCTCGATGTTTTCTTCCAGCGCTTTGAAGTGATCCTCGATCTCGCCAGCCAGCGTTTCGGATTGCGAGATCGTCGCGGGACCGTTGCCCGGCACGCTGACGAGAAACGTGCCGCCCGCGCCGCTGCCGGCCGCCGCCGTCATCTCGCGAATGCCCGGACCGGCGAAGCTCACGCCGTTGAGGTTGTAGCTGTCGGTCATGCCGTCGTAGGTCGCGGTGGCAGTCGCGGTCGCCGGGGTGTTGTCGAGGTTCATGGGAGGGCTCCTGTTAGGTGCGCGGTAGGTATCGCGACGGTAGCCACACCCTGAAGCGGGGTCAAGAGCACGGTCGATTCCAGGCCGTTTTCTATAATTTTCGATCGTTACCCCGGCACTACCCCGAGAAACAGGGCAAAGGGGTATTTCTCGGGGTATACCTAAGTTACTGATCTACCACCCTTTTCCTTCTTATTTACCCTTTTACTACTAATAAATAGAATAAAGACAGAGAAAGGAGGGAATTATAGTAATTATAGATCTCGGGGTGTTCGGGGAGATCGCCCGGGAATTCTGGCCGGACTTGGTTTGTTCGGGGTATCGGGGTATTTTAGGGTGTTTTTCCTTTAGAATCAGTAGCCTAGGTATACCCTTTTGGTTCGGGGTAAAGTACCCCTTTGGTTGTTAAATTTCCGCTAATTTAACAATTTATCAACGCTTATAATTATCTCCAAAATTATAGTAATCATGGATCGGCCGGCGATAATTACGGAAAACGTCGATTAGCGGTCATCATAATTTTGG